GATCACCTAGCACAGATGAATATGTTTTCTTTCAAGTATCAAGAGATGTATCAGCAGATAGTTTAACAGCTGATGCAAAATTATTAGGTATTAAATTATTCTTCACTACTGATGCTGCGAACGACGCGTAAGGAAATAGAATATGAGAGAAATAAAAAATAAACTTACCTCTAGTAAGAGCACTAAAAACTCACCAAAAACAAAAACAAAATCTTTTGGTTATCAAATTTTAGGATTTGGATCTGGTAGTGTAGCAAAAAGTTATACAGTAAATTATTTAGTAGTGGCTGGTGGTGGAGGTGGAGAAAGAACTGGGGGTGGTGCTGGAGGTATGAGAATGTCTGGTTTTGGACCAAGTCCTCTACAAGGAACAGCTTTAGTTGCAAAAGCAGGATCCTACACAATTACAGTTGGAGCAGGTGGTGCTGGAGGTGTTGGAGATTGTGCTAGTACTGATGCAGCAAAAGGAAATAATTCAACTTTTTCAACAATAACATCAACAGGTGGTGGTGGATCACCAAATAGCTCTAACCAAGTAGGTGCAACTGGAGGATCAGGTAGTGGAGGTTCTGGTAGTTTTCCAACTAGTCCTGGTAACCCTGCAGCAGGTGGAGCAGGTAATGAAGGTGATTTTGATCCACCAGAAGGTAATCCTGGAGGAACAGGTAATTTTGGATTAGTCGCTAGAACTCAATACGGTGGTGGAGGTGGAGCAGGTGCAGCTGGAGGTAATTCTTCAGGTCCAGAGCCTAATGGTGATGGAGGTGCTGGTGGAGCAGGTGCTCCTAATGATATTTTAGGTCCAGCCACTACATACGCTGGAGGTGGTGGTGGTATGAGTAATGCTAACTTTCCAAATTTTGAACCAGGTGGAAGTGGTGGTGGTGGAGCTGGTGCTCCCGGAACTGGTACATCTGGAACAGCTAACACAGGTGGTGGTGGAGGTTCATCTCTTGCCAATCAAGGTGGAGGTGGTACAGGTGGAGCTGGAGGATCAGGTATTGTTGTAGTTAGAGGACCAAGTGAAATTACTTTTGCAGGAACTCCATGTTGTGCATTTACAGGATCAACACATCCTGGTGGAGATAAAATAGCTAAATTTACAGCTGATGGTACATTGACAATTTCGTAACAAGTGTTACATTAAGTTCATAAAGATATATGAACCTTACAAACTATTATTGGTATTTTCAATCAGCTATACCTTCTCGTATATGTGATGATATTGTTCGTTATGGAAAACAATTACAGGATCAAATGGCAGTTACGGGTAATTATGGTAATAAAAAATTAAATGCAAAACAAGTAAAAGATTTAAAAAAGAAAAGAAACTCAGATATTGTTTGGATGAGTGATAAATGGATATATAGAGAAATACAACCTTATGTTCATCAAGCTAATGCCAATGCTGGTTGGAATTTTCAATGGGATTTTTCTGAATCTTGTCAGTTTACAAAATATACAAAAGGTCAATTTTATGATTGGCATTGTGATAGTTGGCATAGACCATATATTAGAGAAAATGCAAACGATCTATCACATGGAAAAATTAGAAAGTTATCAGTAACAGTTACATTGTCAGATCCAAAAGATTATAAAGGCGGGGAGTTAGAATTTGATTTTAGAAACATGGATCCTGATAAAAAACCTAACGTAAGAAAATGCACAGAAATATTACCTAAAGGATCTTTAGTAGTATTTCCTGGTTTTGTTTGGCATAGAGTATGTCCAGTTAAAAAAGGAACAAGACATAGTTTAGTAATATGGAATTTAGGATGGCCGTATAAATAATATGAAAAAGAAAAAACAACAATTAGAATTTCCAAAACAATTACAAAGACAAGATTTATTTTCTTGTCCTATATGGTATGGTGATGAACCTGGATTTGTTAATGAATTAAATAAAGCATCTGATCCATATATTGAAGCATCAAAGAAAAATTTGAAAAAAACAATAAATAAAAGAAATAAAAAATTTGGTAATAAAGGAGATATGGGACACGTTTTTCATTCAACAACATTAATAGGTGATCCTAAATTTAAAAAATTACAAGATTATGTAGGAGCAACTGCACACAATTTATTAATTGAAATGGGGTTTGATTTAACAAATTATTCAATATTTATTACAGAAATGTGGGTGCAAGAATTTCCTAAAAAAGGTGGTGGTAATCATGCATTACATACACATTGGAATGGTCATATATCTGGTTTTTATTTTTTAAAAGCAAGTGAGGCTACTTCCATGCCATTATTTGAAGACCCACGTCCTGGAAATATGATGAATCTTTTACCTGAAAAAGATAAATTAAAAGTAACTTATGCGTCAACACAAATAAATTATAAAGTAAGACCAGGAAAAACTATGTTTTTTCCTTCATACATTCCACATCAATATATAGTAGATATGGGTTATGAGCCTTTTAGATTTATACATTGGAACTGTCAGGCAATACCAAAGGTGGTTTTAAATGTCGTTTAAAAAAAATAAATACACAGTATTAAAAAAAGCTATTTCACCTGAACTTGCAGAATTTGTTTATAAATATTTTTTAAACAAGAGAAACGTTGCAAAAGTTTTATTTGATTTAAGATACATTTCACCGTTTACAGAATACTTTGGTGTATGGAATGATAAACAAGTTCCAAACACATATTCACATTATAGTGACATTGCAATGGAAACTTTGTTGACTGAAGTAAAACCAGTAATGGAAAAACATACAGGATTAAAATTAAGTGAAACATATTCTTATGCAAGAATATACAAAAAGGGTGATGTCTTAGCTAGACATAAAGATAGGTATTCATGTGAGATATCTACTACTTTAAATTTAGGAGGAGATGAATGGCCCATCTATCTTGATCCTACAGGTAAAAAAGGTCAAGCAGGTATTAAAGTAGATTTAAAACCAGGGGACATGTTAATTTATTCAGGTTGTGATCTCGAACATTGGCGAGAGGAATTTAAAGGTAAAGATTGTGGACAAGTATTTTTACATTATAACAAAGCTAACTCAAAGGCTGCTAAAAAAAACGCATTAGATAAAAGACCTCTATTAGGCTTGCCCTCCGAGTTTAAAGGATCTAAGTTGACTACATCTAAAAAATAGTTTATACACTAGTCTTGTAAGAGAAGGAGTAATAACATGGCACATTTTGCAGAATTAGAATCAAAAACAGACCCAACAGGTTTTACATCTGATACACATAAAGTTGTTGTAGCGGTTACAGTTGTAGCAAATGATTGTGTACCTTCAGATATGCATGTTGATGGTGAAACATGGTGTAAAAATTTTTTTAATAAACCAAATACAGAATTTAAACAAACTTCTTACAATCATAATTTTAGAAAAAAATATGCAGGTATCGGAGATATTTATGATCCTGTAAAAAATAAATTTTTAGGTCCACAACCTTTTGCATCATGGGCATTAGATGGTAATGATGATTGGAAAGCACCAATAACATATCCAACAATTACACATGATGGTGCAGACCCGATGGTATGGTTTTATCAAATTTCTTGGAACGAAACAAAATACAACGCTGACAACACAACAGGTTGGGAAGCTATAAAATCAAACGACACATCGGAAACACCTACCAAATATAATTGGACTGGCACAGCCTGGGTGTCCGAATAAGCAGAATAATTGATAAACATTTAGGTCTTCCTAATTGGTTTAAAAGATGATATAATTCTTAAATGGGGGTTGTGTCTTCACCACATACCACACAGCTCCCTTTTAAGGATTATATATGTTACAAAAAATAGGATTTCAACCAGGTATAAATAAACAAATTTCTGAGACTGGCGCTGAAGGTCAGTGGACAGGGTGCGATAATGCTAGATTTCGTTATGGTATTCCTGAAAAAATTGGAGGTTGGAATCAATTAGGCACTCTAAACGAAAACGAATTAACTGGAGCTGGAAGAGGTCTTCATCATTTTATTAATAGTTTATCTAGAAAATATGCAATTATTGGAACAAACAGAATTTTATATGCATATTCTGGTGGTGTATTTTATGACATCCATCCTATTCAATCTACTACAACACTTACTAGTGCATTTAGCACAACTAACGGATCACCTACTGTTACAATAACTTATGCTAGTGCTCATGGTTTAGTTGTAGGAGATATACTATTAATGGATAATTTTACAACTATAACAGGATCTAATTACAGTGCATCAGATTTTGACGATAAAAAATTTATGGTTACAACTACACCAACTAACACAACTATAACAATTACCATGGGATCAAACGAATCTGGATCTGGTGCAACAACATCAGGTGGTATAAGAATAAAAAAATATTATACAGTAGGTCCAGCTGTACAAGCAAAAGGATTTGGTTATGGTTTAGGTTCTTGGGGTGGTGAAGCAACTGGTCCTGTTACTACAACATTAAACGGTGCTTTATTAAATGACACCGCTGGTACTGGTGGATCAGGAACTTCTATTACATTAACAAGCACAACTAACTTTCCATCTTCAGGTACTAACTTTATATTAGTGGGAACAGAAGAAATATCATACACAGGTGTTTCTGGTAATGACTTAACTGGTATTACAAGAGGAGTTAGAGGAACATCAAAAGCAGCTCATAGTAATGGTGCAACAGTTACTAATACATCAGATTATGTTGCTTGGGGTGAGGCTGCATCAGGAGACTTGGTCCTTGAACCAGGCATGTGGTCATTAGATAATTTTGGAGATAAGGCTATTTGTTTAATTCACGATGGAGCATGTTTTGAATGGGATTCAAGTGCATCAAATGCTACAGCTACAAGAGCTACAATTATATCTGGTGCACCAACTGCATCACGTCATATGCTAGTATCTACACCGGATCGTCACTTAGTATTTTTTGGAACAGAAACAACTATTGGAACAACGTCATCACAAGATGATATGTTTATTAGATTCTCTGATCAAGAAGATATAAATACATACACACCTACAGCAACCAATACAGCTGGTACACAAAGACTGGCTGACGGATCACAGATCATGGGAGCAATCAGAGGTAGAGATGCAATTTATGTTTGGACTGACACAGCATTATTCACACAACGTTTTGTCGGTCAGCCGTTTACATTTGCGTTTGCACAAGTTGGTACTAACTGCGGTTTGGTTGGACAGAATGCATGTGTAGAAGTAGATGGTGCTGCTTATTGGATGTCAGAAAATGGTTTCTTTAGATACGCAGGTAAATTAGAATCATTACCTTGTTTGGTAGAAGATTTTGTTTACGACAATATAAACTTAGATTCTGGTAACCAAATGGTATCAGCAGGATTGAATAATTTGTTTGGTGAAGTCATTTGGTTTTATCCAACAACGGGATCTTCTGTAGTTAATAAACAAGTTACATATAACTATTTTGATTCTTCACCACAAAGACCTGTATGGTCAGTTGGTAGTTTAGCAAGAACAATGTGGAGAGATTCTGCAGTATTTGGTTTACCACATGCACTAGCTTATGATGCTGATACAGATACATCATTTGATGTTATAGGAAACACCGAAGGCAGAACAAGTTACTATGAACACGAAACAGGGACAGATCAAAATAGAAATGGAACTATAACTGCTATTACAGCTAACATAGAATCTGGAGATTATGATATAAGTCAACGTAGAGGTATAACAGGGCAATCAACAGGCATCGCAGATCTTAGAGGAGATGGTGAGTTTTTAATGAAGATAAGTAGATTTGTACCTGATTTTATATCACAAACAGGAACGACTAGAATTACACTACAATTAAAAAATTACCCTAATAGTTCACAATCTAGTTCATCACTTGGACCATTTGATATCACATCATCTACAACTAAAGTAGATACACGTGCAAGAGCCAGAGCTGTATCATTAAAAATAGAAAATACAGGATCTAGTCAAAGTTGGAGATTAGGAACTTTTAGATTAGATATACAACCGGATGGACGTAGATAATGGCAAAGATAGCGCAAGTTATAACTAGACCTTCTCAACAATATGACTATACAATAGCTGAGTCACAAACTAGAGATTTAGATGCTATTGTAGAAAAACTAAACTCAACGTTTCAAGAAGAATTAAAAGACGAAATAGAAGCGTTTAACTTTTTTATAAACTAATGGCTAATCAATTTAAATTTGTAGGAATAGATAATAGCACTAGTGGAAGTGCCCTAAGTCCATTTGGAACAGGGAATCCTTTAGTTAGTGAAACATATGTTATTAAATCTATTTTAGTTACATCTGCAGGCACACCAACTGTTACTATTACAAACAACAGTATTACAGCTATGAAATCTGCGGCTTTAACTGCTAACGTAACAACAGAATTACTAACTCAGCCTTTAGTGGTAGAAGGAGGGGATAGCTTTACAGTTTTAGCTAGTACTACAGACTCATTTGACGTAGCAATTAGCTATTTAAATATTAAGAAGGAGATAACAACATAATGGAAAATATACCAACAATAACACCAGATAAAATCATAGAAAAGATAACAAACAAAAAGACAGGCGAAGAGTATCAGAATGACAATGAGTGGAAGTCTAAAGGTATATCACCAGATGATATACAAAAAGATGTAACTCTAATGATGCCTAGCCTTGATTTATTTGGAAAAACAAAATAGAATAGTAAGATGGCCATAACTAACGCACAACAATATAAACAATTATTAGCAAACGGTGGACGTATCGGACTTCAAGGTGGAGGTAAAGGTATGACTGAAGAACTTAGAGGACCAATTCCAGAACCTGAATATGATACAGGATTAGAAAAAATAAGAACAACAGCACTTTCAGAAGAATTAATAAATAAAAGTGACGACTTAGATATAGGTGATGTAAATAAAACTTTAACAACAATAGCTGATGTTAATAGATTAAGAAATGTAATGCAAGGTGGTGGTGTAAAAAGTTTAATTAGTCCTCAAATGGTTATAGGTAAATTAATTTTAGATAAAATTACAAAAGAGCAAAAAGAGCAAAATGATACACCAACTATAATTAAACCTGTTTTTGCTGATGGTGGACGTATAGGTGCTAACGAAGGTGGAATCATGGGTGGTTTAGCTGATGGACAACTAGATGATATGGGTAGACAGATGTATGGTCTTGGTAAACTTGTTAAAAAAATTACAGGCGGTATTAAAAAA